AACATAAATTTTGCCTGTTACTTTTCCCGCTGCAGGGAAAAAATTAATGCCAGTAAATTGATTATTGCTCACTTTGCTGTGGTCTAAATGAGTTGCTAGACCGCTATCGCCAGACCATGAATGCAAGGTGCAGACAGTGTTTACATTTGCCACATATGGTTGAAATACTGTGATTTCTACAGTGCTGTAATTTTTTGCTGCTGTAAAATGATTGGCTACAAAATTGCTGCTGTTATTTGTTTGGTTAAATCCGTTGATTCCGTTATTCCAATAAAATCCCCAACGGTCATAAGTGCTGGAACTATCAATCGTGTTAGTACCTGTCATAAATTGAAATTGACTATTTGTGGCGTTACTTCCAAAATAAGTCATTTTAATTAAGTAATTCGTGTAGTCAGCGCTAAAGCAGTTTTCTATTTCTACTGCTGTTTCAGCTGCAAAAGTCGTTTTGGCAATTAAAAAGGCTCCAATGTTATTCATTTGCGCCGCTGTCAGGACTGCGCCTGCAGAAAAGGTGGGTGGGGTTGCCATAGCGTTAGTTTACCTATCTAGAAGCTGAGCTTGTTGAAATCCAGGCGCCCATAAATGGGGTCATCCAAAATGAAAAAGTTATTTTGTGGGTAGCCAGAAACATTGAACGAGTAGCGCACATCGTCAGGGTCTGCAGTGACAGTCCAGCCCTCGATAACACTGTTATAGGTGGTGCCTCGAAGCTCAATAGGTAGGCGGTAGCCCACGCCTGCAGCAACTACCTTGGCGGGGTCTAAAAGCCATTTAAGACTGTTTTTGGTGGTGATGCTCACTGGCACACTTGTAGAGGTGTCAAATTCGCCAAGTGTGTAATCAGCCAGATTCTGGGCTTGCTCGTCTGATTCGTCATAGGTGGAAATCTGCAGGTTACGCGCGCCATCTCCTGACTGCACAGTGCTCAGGCCTTCAGGGGTCACGGTTACTTGTGTGAAGTAGTTATCGGTCAGGCTGGCAAAAGTGACGACATCGTAGGCAATGCCAGTGCCTGCAGGGTTGCTATCAGTGAACTTAAAGCCTGTGTAAGAGGTGGGCGCTTCGCTTGCGTCAAAGGTGACATCACGGCCGTAAAAGAGAAGGCTTGAGGCTTGCTCTTTGAGTCTGCCCTGCTCAGTGGCTACCAGCTGGTTAATGATGTTGCCAGCGTCACCAGTGATAAAGCCACTCGAGGTGTTAGAGCGTGTGTCCACATCGGTAACAGTGGCGCTATCGCCTGTCAAGGCGTTTCCTACTCTGGTGGCTTCAAAGCCTGTAGAGCCGCCACCCATTAGAAAGTTTTTAAGGTAGCCACGACCTAGGCGCGCAATGTAGCCCTCAAGGGAAATAATGGCGATGTCCTCATTAGCCACCATTCCGTATTCATACTGAATGTTGGTTACATACCCGGCGCAAATTGCCTGGCTGTTAATGCTGAGAGTAACGAGCGCTTCCAGCACGATTGCTGCAGGCAAGGTCTGAGGGTTTCGGACAGTGATAGAGCCCCTGCCTGCGCTGAACTGGTCAGACTTTGCAGAGCGCCCAGCAGTCCAGGTCATGCCAATAATTGAGCCGATAGAGCTAGAGCTAGGCCCTACTGCGGTAAGTGTCGGGAGAGCCATCTAGATTGCCGTAGCTACTCGAATGGGCACAGCGCCATTAGTGCGCATGTATCGGCGCAAGGCGTCTACTACTGCCTGGGGGTCTGCACTGCTCACCTGGATGGTTACATTATTGCCACCCATTGAGTCCATCTTTGACAATGGGATTACGGCCTCGGGCCCGCGCTCTCCGATTACTGCGAGGGTTGCAGAATTCACTATGCCACCTTCTGCCAGCATTGGGATATTAGGGACATCAAAGCCCTTACCGCCAAGGCCAGGCACAAAGCTAGGGAACTTAAAAGACAGTTTGCCTATTGTGTTATTCCACAGCGATGCAATGCCATTGAAAATGGTTTTATAGAAGCCAAGCACTGTAGAAAAATAACCTTTAATTACATCAATAGAGCCAGTGACTGCACCTTTAATAAATTTAAAAACAGAATCAACTACAGCCCTAAAGCCGTCAAATTTCTTATAGGCAATGACCAGCGCCGCCACTAGCAGACCGATTCCCACAACAATTAGAACAATGGGGTTGAGAGCCATCACAGCGTTAAAGGCGGCCTGCACTGCTGTAAAGGCTGTAGTGGCTGCAGTCCAGGCTGTCATAGCACCATTGACAAGAACTATGGCAGCTGCAATGCCACCAATTACCCCGGCAACGGTCAAAAATACTGCCGTGTTTTCGCTGGCCCAGTTGCCCATTTGCGTAAGGAAAGGCAAGACCTTTTCAATGATTGGCAGGAGCGCCGCGCCGATGGTTTCTTTAGTTTCGTCAAGTGAAACTTTTAGGCGCTGAAATTGTCCCTCTGCCGTGTTTGCTTTGGTGGATGCAGCCCCGCCGAAAGTATCGGCTAGCACACTCATAGCGCCTTCAGCGTCTAGGCCGCCTTTAATCAGGTCTTTAAGTTTCGGGTCTAACTTGGCAAGCGCTTTAGTGTTGCCTCCCGCAGCACGAGCCACTGCATCTGTGACGGCGGCCAAAGGCTTACCTGTCGCTGCGGCTATGTCCATACTTAAGGCCGCTAATTCTTGTGCTTTAGTTAATGAGCCTGTCTGCGTGGCGAGTTTTGCAATCGCAGGTCTCAAATCACTGTCGGTGACACCTAGCAATTTGCCTTGTTGGGAAATCCAATCTTCATTTGCCTTAATCTGGGCATCAGTGGCGGCAGTGTTATTTTTCAGCGCTTTGCTGAGTAGCTCCTGTGCGGCCGCATCTTCGACTGCACCTTTTCCAGCGTCAAACAGTGCAGCGCCCAAAGCGCCCACAGCTGCAGCGGCAGGCAGAAAGGCTTTCTTCATTACAAAGCCAGCCTTAGCGGTAGCGCCCTCTAAGGATGCAAACTCTTTCTTAGCCTTCTCAATACCTTTGGAATTGAACTCAGAGACAATGGGAATAAATACGGCCATTACTGCACCAGCTTTCTATTAACGCTTGCTAAGACTTCTTCAATGGCCTTAAGGATGTCTTGCGTTGCCTGGCCATAAATAAACTTGGCTTCACGCCACATACCGCGTTGAGCCCTGCCGTAGTAGGCATTGAGATTGCGCACAAAAACAGAGCTTGAATCCCGCAAGCCTGCAATGTCAAAGATTGCCCCGCCAGCGTTTTTCTGTGTCAGCGTCACAAGTGGAATGGTGCCCTTAACTGAGCGCCCGCCTACTTGGATAGTTACGCCCTTGCGCACTTTCTTAGGGTCATAGGAAAGCCTGCCAGCGGTCTTACGGCCAGGAGCCATACCAGAGAGCGGGGCCTTGTCCGGGTAAGTAGCTGAGACTCGATTAACCATCTCAGAGCCTGAGGCCTTGATTTTGTTTACAGCTTGAAACTTGGTTTTAGAGTCAAGTTTATTGAGCTCAGCCAGCGCCGCCTTTAGGCCGTAAATTTCTGTGCTGGCGCTTACGCTCATCTGGTTTTCTTCCTTGACTCATTAATAATACTAATGCAGGTATTCAAGTCGGGAATGTCAAAGGGGATGTCAGGCGGCCAATACCCGCACTCAACTAGCAGAGATGCTAGGGAATGTCGGTAAGTGCCGCCTCGGTAGGGTTTTCATCCTCCTGGTCAATCACCTCGAGTGACACCAGTTGCTTAATGAAGTCATCCAGCATAAGAGGGATGCCATGAATACCGGCAAGCTTGGCGGCCTCGTGAGCCATAAAGGCTAAGTCCTCCATGCCGATACCATCGGCCAGCTGTGAGGCTTTGCGCTTGTACTTGCGTTCCCAGTTGACAATTACCATGAGGTTTGTCTTGACAACTGCTGGGCCGTTGCCCAGGTCTATTTGCATTGTCAGCTGCATTGTCGGCTGCTTTCTGTTTGGGGTTTAAGGTGCGGTGATATCGCGCGTGAAGGTTCCACCCTGGAAGGTGGCCTCAATCATGCTGAGCTCACCATAGGTGCCGTTAATTGGCTGGAATGATGCCAAGAAAGCATTAACAATGGTGTACTCAGGATTGCTAGCAGACTCTGTAGCGCCTGCAGGAGAAATGGTGATTTCTGTAGTGCCATCGCCCAGCAAGTCAAAAAGGGTGGCCTCAACAGAAGCGGCGCCATAGGCGGCGTAAAGGGTTAGCACTACCTCGCAGGATTGAAGCCCCTTAACGAACACATGGCCTGCATCCCCAAAGCTCGTGCTTTCGAGGGCGTCATAGCCCACAGTAATTGCCGCCGCTGAGCAAGCTGCAGTGACATCGACTTTGGCACCGCCAGTGGTTGGCGCCAGGTTTACTGTTGGATTCGTGAGGTATGTAGTTGAGCTGGTAGCCATGTTTTAACTCCTAGGTATTAGGTGAGTCGGGGCACCTGTGCTGTGTAGATTATTGCAGATTTTAACGGTCTTTGTGTGCATCACAGATTCTGTGCTTGCATTCTGATACTGAGGTCATAAGCGGGGAACTCTTGGCCACCGATTGAGGCCAGAGCTGGGGTGCCGCTATTTACGCCTACATTTTTGCCGAGCAATGATGCTGAGATGGCAAGCAATGGGCGCAGAGTGTCCAGGTTGCCCGGGCCAATGCCAATGATGCGCACTGGGAAAGTCATAGTAACTATGTGGTCATTGAGCGCCTCGAAGGATGGCGCGTCAATGAAAACGCAGTTGCTGTTTAAGTTCCTGGGGTCTGTTACGACTCTGAGCCCTGTGATGGTTGCCAGCGTGGTTGCTAGGTCATCTATGGCCTCGTTAAAAAGGTCTGTGTAGCTCACGCCTGGGCCTCCTGGCCCTGGGCCTGCGCCACCGCCTGGGCCTGCACCATCTCCACCGCTCATGCCACTTGCGGGCGGTCAATGCCTAGAAGCTGCTTAACCATCGGCGTAAATGCGTTAGTAGTTATGGCTTGTCCCATTGAGTCAAAGCTTGCGAATTGGTCAATGCTGCCACGCTGTCTGTAATACGCCCCGGCAAGCATGATGGTGCCGAGCGTGACATCTCCTGAGGGAGAAGTAGCGAGCGCGTCAAAGTAGCCCGCTTCCTGTCTGCGCCTGTAGGCGACTTGACAACCAGCACTAACGCACTGGGCTAAGAATGTGCTCTCATCGGCTGTAGGGCTCGTGAGACCGAGCCACAGCTGTACTTGCGCGCTGGTGACCCATGTACAGGTTTGCGTATATGTGAGAGTCCCTGGAGGGATTACAGCAACACGCTCAAAGTCTGCGTCAGCGTCATAAAACATGACCTGGTTAGGAATTGGCACATTCGCGTCAAGTTCAATGTCGCCCTGAGTGTCTACGCCGATGAACTCGTACAGAGGCAAAGCGTAAACGGTGTATGTCCCGTTAAGGCCGTTACCTAACCCGGCAAGGGTTATGGATTCACC